TAGGTTAGCCATTGCCAAAGGTGCATTTGGTTTGAATACTCCGCTTATTTTGCCCTTTTCTGACTGTGAACCGCTTGGGTTTACACTCTCAATAGGAGCTAAACTATTAGGAAGCATTAAGCAAATACCATCGTTTCCAAATTCATCTGGATTATTAAAGATAGTTTGTATATCAGTAAATATATTTGACGAACTATAGTTTTTTACACCATTTGCACATGGGTTGCCGTTATACTCAATAGGTACACCTTTGAAATCTATATCCTTTTCTAGACTATCAAATGATTCACTTAATGGTATATCTGAATTATCAAAAGTAACCTTGTTTTTATTCTCTATCCATTTACCACCATCTATAGCCGTTAAATCAATAGGATTACCTGTTAATAAGTCTTTGTAATGTTCAATTATTAGCCTTTTTGTACCTTCATCTATGGTCCAATAACAGTTTAATTTACCTTGTATTATTTCCTTTAATATAGTTGATAATGTTGTCGTTTCTACTGTAGCAGGTAAACTAGCGGTTGGGCTTCTTACATCACTAATAGAATGCAATTGGATGCCCTTTGTACTACTTGGATTGTTACCAGTTACAGGGTTTGTATCCCTTCTTAAAAACCTACTTTGTACATCTAAATCTGGGCAAACTTGATTAAGACCATAATCTATTACTTCATCTAAATTACGACCATTACCAAAGGTTACATTGCCTCCATAAGCTTCTACCGCTCTATTATAATCGAACCATAAGTAATTAGCTATGCCTGACAAAACTGTAGATTTAACTAAAACCCAATTTTGATTGTCTGCTGTAATCGCTGGTGGAGCAGGGGATAATTGAAACGACCAAGCAGCAGCCACACAAGGGATAGAATCTAAAGCATCCGCACGTCTTACCCAATCCGCTATGCCTTGATTACATCTATTATAAAACAACTCCCAACCTGTGCCGTCTGGTGGTTGTGGTTCTCCTGCTTGACAATATGTAGATACTTTTTCATAAGCAAATACACTAATTGCAAATAGGGGCGTACTAGCCGAATTACCACAATTCAAATAAGCACCAAAAAATGGTTTAGATTTATCATTTATGCCACCAACATCAAAGACTAATTCTGGTACGGCTGCATAATCAGAACTAACAATATTAGGGGTTTGTAATAAGTTAAACTCTCTATCAATAGAATCAATCAAGCATTGATATAAAGTGTCTGCTTTGGGGCTAACAGTAAAGGTCTTATTTACTTTGTCATCTTCGCCAATAGAATAAGTAAAATAGCCATCATAAATAGGCATTTCGATACGTCCACACTTCTCTATAATTTGGAAGGTTATTTTTTGACATTCTCCATGCAGTAAAATAAAATCGTAGGCATCAAATCTAAACACTAAATCGCCAGACAACTCTTTTACGTGTTGATATGCTCCGTTGTCGGTTACTAAATTAGTAGCTATCTTAATATCTCCTATATTATAAGGGCTGTATAGCTGACCATTTAGCTTAAATATGTATTGACTTGTGTTCATTTATTTATCAAATTTACTCTTTTCTATTGTCTTATCTATTCTTTTTGCAAGTTCGTACGTTATCCAGTTCAAATCATGCCTACAATTATAACCACCTAGATCAATAACCATTATGTGATTCTTCTTTTTGCCTTGGAAATCTAAGTCCTCCCAACTATTAATCGTTTCTCTATTATACACATTATTTATACGACTATCGCAAAAATGTCGTGTTGTTTTTATTTCAGTACCTGCATATATAGCGTAATTCAATTTCAACGCCTTACTAAATTGCTCGTCTAATGCACGGCTATAGGTTTGGAACTCTTCTATCCCATTTCTGTATTGATAGCCCTCTATTAGCCCCATTTTGCCCTCTACGCCTTTTATTTGGTCGCTTAATACTGTTTGTATCTCTGTTACACTCGTTGTAGCTGTTACGGCGTTCCTTAGCGTACTTTGTAGCTGCTTTTGTATCTCTGTATTATCAAATATTTCATTAACAAATGATGTAGAAGATATTTGAGCACGATTAAATATTGCATCACTTGTAGCAGCTTTAGCCCCTAATGTATTAAAGTAGCCACCTGTTAATTTTTCAAGCCCTAAGAATGACTTTAGATAATACTTTGCTAAGTCCTTATCTATATTATCCCTAATGAATTTCTTTAACTTAACAGGACTTGCTATTTTTTTTAAGTTCTTAGTGCTGTTTTTTATGTTGCCATTGTCGTCTATATCTAAGGAAGGTACAAAAGTATTTAACATAAAAGCATTAAGGCGTTTTTGAGCAATTAAAGAGCGTTTCATTAGCCCTTTTTCGTTTGCTAGAATCTGCTTAGTCCTTTTAGCTCCTTTTTTCTTTAGCTCTGTTATAGTAGGTAATGCCATCTTATTCTATTTCTGACCTATCAATAGATTCTACTATAGATTCCGATTCTAGAGCTAAATCGATGTAAATTTGCGTAACCTCGTCCACTATTTTCTTTTGTTCTTCGTGTGGTTTTAAAGTAAACATAGGATATTTAAACCTAATATCGTTGGTAATTTGGCTAAAGTTTAAAGCTAATGTTCGCTGTAGGCTCTTACTTGGTAATGATTGAATAATGCTAGATTTTAACTCATTATCTACAGATGAAAACGGCAAGAATTTACGCATAACATCGTGTACTTTCATAAATGCCGTATTGTGCTTATTTTGCTTTAATAAAATACGTTTATCTATGCTCTCAAGCGTCTCAGGATTCGCATTAGCATCTGTAGCTACCTTTCTAAGCATTAGTAAATCCGCTTCTGTTTCTAAATTATAGTTATTCGTGTACACTAGTCTAGGGGCAACATCTTTTATGTCTTTAGTGTCTGCTATTACTCTTATAAAGAAGTCAAAAGCAGCTACAGGGCTTTGTGTAAAGTCGTATAGAACATCATAAGCCGTATCATAGTAGTTTTGATTCTCTGTTGCTGTTACGGCTACATTAGACTTAGTGTTTAAGTCCACACCAAAAATAGTTTTAGATATTTTACCGCTCATTTTATCAAGTTCTTCAATCTGTACCTTTAAAATCTCAATTGGTGGAGTAGAATATGCTGCTAAATCAGACGGTTTAATATTGTTTTCTCCATCTTTAATAGCCAACTGTATAACACTTTGACCGCTTGTCATTGTCTTCCCTCCTGTCCCTTTGCAAACGTGGCAACTGTTACCGCTTGGCTGTAGCGTACCACCCTTACATTGATTACCGCTGTGTATATCTACATAGTCACATGGTTGGTAATACTCGTATCGCATTGGGAACGTGTGCAAAAATGTTGTTATATCCTTCATACTGCCTAAATCTACTAACTCTTTATAGTTAGGCATAGCATTGTGCCAATATGATACAAAAGACGTGTTATTTGTAATAGGGTCTTTAATATAGCCGTACTGATGTAAAGGTAAAAAGTCTAAAGGATTCTCATACGCAAAAGTATAGTATATCTTCTCTTCTATCATTTCAGAAGATACAGCCTGTTCAAAGTTGTAAGCCTCGTAGTAGTTAGAATTATCTAATATATCTTTTATTAACTCAAAAGTAACGTAATACAATCCGTTTGACTCAAAAGTATAATAAACTGGAACATCTTTAGCTAGTAGTTTCTTTTCTTTGAAGTACGAAACAGAATCTAGATTGAATAAAACAGCTTCTATTATTGCACCTTTATTTTTGTTAATCCAATATACATTTTTTGAACTAAACAAAGAAGGATTAAAACTATCATCGCCTTGTGGGTTGTTGTAATACTTAATCCAAGTTACACTATTAGGATCAATAGTATTTTGTAGTAATGATTCGCTTTCTATGTAATCTAGTAACTGTTCGCCATTACTGCCTAGTTGATTAGTATATACAGATATAGCCTTTGTAACTTCTTCTTTAGATGAATACTCGAACTTTTGTTTATCTGCTCTAAATACACGCTTTATTTGATTAGCGTTTCTTGCTACTTCTGCACCTGTTCTAAATTGTGTAAGCCTTACCCTTTGTTCTTTTTCCTCTTTTGTTTCTTGTTTCCTTAGGCTAGTAATTAGCTTATCTATTCCAATACCAAAAGCATACATGTTGTAACTATTCATAACTTCTACAGTCCTCGTATAGTTAGCGTGTCTTTGTCCTAGTATTACTCTTTTTGTTATCTCTTGCATCAGTTATTATATTTATACAAATTTAACGTTTTTTAGCTAAAAAACCTAATGTAGTGGGATGACATACAAAATAAGTAAATGCGTCTAAGTGATGACCATCTCTTTTTTTCTTGTTCATCTCCCCGTTTGAACCTTGCACACAATATTTTAAGTCCTTCCTTAATTCTTTGCAATCTTCATGTATTTTAATTCTAACAGGTATTAGACCGCTAAATAGGAGGTTTATAAAGTTAGCCCTACCCAAAGAACCTTTTGCTATGTTGGCATACTTAGGATTTGATTTTGGTATTCGTTCAATAGGTATTGCATCTAATCCCTCTTTTAAGTCCATAAACAATGTCTTAACATCACGTGTGCCGTTCCTATGATTACCACTAGCATCGCCATACAAGAACACCCCATTTGATAAATCAAACCTATTCCCCAACTCCTCGCCTAAACTCCTAGAATCGTTCCTGGGGTGTGTCATAGCCATTTCATCTATTACCGATAACTGATAGTAGTTTTCGTACCCATTCCAAAACCCATTTTCAATATATTCTAATTGGAAAACTAAACCAGACATGTAGGGCTCGACATTAAAATCTACTGAATAATGTAGTGGTAATTTATCGTTTACTTTTACATTAGATTTAACGTGCTTTGCTTCTGAATACTTATGTATAAAAGCATTACCATCTATTATCTGCCCCCAACGCCCTAAAGTATAGACATCGTAATGACTTGACGATAAACTAGACATTAGATTTAATGATGCAATATAGCCACCATCTAAAAAACGATTATGCTTGTATGTTGTATTAATTACTCTTGTAGTAATTATTTCGGTTTGTTCTATATCGTAAAAATCAATGTATTTAACCTCTTGTTTGAACTCCCAAACATTCTTATCTAAATACTTTAAATCAAAGATATTAGACGGCATGTGGGCTTCTCCTTTTAGTTGTGGCTCTACATATTTAGCTACCCAATGTTCGGCATCAATTGGATTGAATGCAGCTACTAATTGCTTAGGGTAAACAGAATGACCTCTAAGCCTAATTATCAACTGCAACCACTCCGACTCTGAAAACTCTGTAACCTCTTCAACATAGATAGACGTAACACCTTCTAAAGACTTAATCTTTTCCTCATTATCAAGCCCCATCATAAAGATAACGTTGCCATTTACTTTATATTCAAGTGTCCTTTCTACTTTATTAACTTTGAACATTGACCAGAGTCCAAACCCTTTTATTATCTTTATTATACCATCCCAAATAGACTTACTAATACTTGTTGCTACCTTTCTAAGAACTAATATTTTATGGTTGCCGTCATGCTCTGTTAATATGCGTTTTACTATCCTGTAATACATATCTACACTCTTGCCACTACCACCACCACCAAAATAAAACAAGTACCTACCTTTGTAATCAGGCACGTACTTTGAATATATTGGGTTTGTTTTATATGTTAGTCTAGCTATCGGCATCGTCTATAATTTCAACATTTTTTAGAACATCGACTACATTAGTTTCAGTCCTTTGTGTGGTCCATCCATGATTATGTGACAAATTAGCCAGTCCTACAGCCGTTTTAATAGTGCCGTTTTCAGTAGCTTCTATCAAGTTAGTTCTTACTATTTCCTTCAAAACTAAAAGTGTTCGCAAAACAGTTTCACTATTTGAGTGTTTTTTAGCCATCACATTAAACCAATCAGACAGCATTCTAAACTTAGAAGCAACAGCTAAAAGTGTGGTAGGTCTTTTAGTTATAGTGTGCTTTTCTACGCTTGTTGTATCTCCATTGTCTGATTGAATAGTCTTAGTTTTCTTTATTACCTCACATACTATATCAGTAGTGGCATACTCTATCATTTTATCAAGCATTTCAAGCGTAGCATCTTCTGTCCATACCTCTGCGTTCTTATTGCCCTCTAATGCTTTACTTATCTTTTCCTTTGATTCCTTTGTATGTTTCTTATCCTTCATCTGCTATATCATTTTTTTAAACCCTATACTAATAGGCATAAATAAAAATTTAGTTTCTGCTTTAGTATCTAATTCTACATAAGATCCAATCTCTACTATATCATCTAACTTGGTTCTAATTCTATACCTAAAACCTAGCTCAACACTATTGGTTAATTCCTTATCTACTTTTTGAACATAAGCACAACTAAACTGGATTGTATTACCAAAAATAAAACCAATCTTTATTTTATCTACAGCAGCAGCAACAAAGAAAGAAGTATTATCTATTGCATATTCTACTGAAAATGTAGCTATTGATTTATTTAATCCTAGTTTATTGTTAAACGTTGGAGTTATTGAAGCCCCTAAATACATTTGCCCTGACATCGTCAAAGAAAGAAGCATTAGTATTGTTATTGATATTGTTTTCATAATTCAAGTCTTTTAGTATCTCATCTAATTCTCTAATCATATTCTCAATAAAGAAATTAAACGCTATTTGTCTTTTGCTCATTATATTTTCGGTAATTCGTGCCAACCAATTATTTTGTACTTATTTGAATCGTCTGAATGATTTGAATATTCATGTATTCCACATTCGTGAAAATAAAACCTATCATCGGCTTTATCATACCACGCTAATTCGTAGGTAAGATTCCATTTCTTTTGCATGCTGTCGTAAATAGACACTTTAAGCAACAAATATTTTTCCTTCCCTGTTGGTTTTTTATCTATGCTATTAAATTCCATTATTAAGTTTTTTTATTATGTATACCATCTTTTTACTTATCCAAGTCAAACGCTATTTGTCGCTTAGTCATCTAATAAATCATTTGGTTTACTTATAAAAGCGTTTTTAAATTGTCTTATCATTTCAGCACCAAAGTTTTGCAAAACTAAAATAAATGATTGATGATGTTCAATAACCATTTTTACTGTAGCAATAACTTGTCTTATCCCATATGGAATAAACACAATCAAAAAATACAATATAAACGGCAAAACTAAGAAATAAAAAACAAGACCTTCTATAGTGAAAAACAAATCAATCATATAAATATAATTTTTAACATTGCTTTTAAAATAAAAACTACTAAACTAATAAAATGCTTAATAGAGTAGTAGTATCTATGTAGTTTAGGCACTTGGTATGTCTATTTTATTCTTAGATAGTTGCTCTTTCATTGGTTCTGATAAAACTCTTATAGATTCTCCTATAATTGCTACGTCTTCATCATAGCGGCTATATTCTGATAAGAAATTATAAGCCATTATTAAATTCTTCATTGCTTGTATCTGTTCTTTTGTATATTCCATTAGTTTAAATTTTCTTCTAGTTTTCGTTCTGACCTCTCAATCAATTTAGAATAAGGCAGTATTTGAGTTATAGCGAATCCTATTTTTTGACAAACATTCTTTTGCCTTTCTGTCATTGCTTCATCATCAAAGGGAATCTCTAATACCTTTTGTAGCATTAGCCTAATTTGAAACCATGACATATTGTGGGCTGTTTCTAGTCTAAGCATATAAAGGCTAATATCTCCATTGCAATAATCATCATACAATTGATTACAAAGGCTATTAAACGCTTCTACTCTTTCTTCTAGTTCGTCTAAATCTAGATTGTGCCTTTCTACTAGGTCTATATCTATCATTGTTAAAACGATTCTATATAAGCCTTTACGTCATCAAATAACAATCCCTCTGTAGCTGCTATATGCTGTATGCCTTCGTCTGTTGTTCCTTCTCCATTTTCAAAGCGTTCATTCACTTTAGTAAGTAAGTCAAACGCTGCTTTGTTTTCAATTAGAATATTCATTATTTATTTATTTAGTTGTTATTAATCTATTAGATGCTTTGATAAGTCTGAATTGCTATCATTTTTTGGCCTTTCAAAGTATTCCTGTCTAGCTTTCATATAAGTTTGATATATCTGAATACCAATAGAAAATCCTTTTATAAATCTTTGCCATCCATTCATGGCTTCCATCTTTTTAAACTCTTTTTCAAGTTCAGCATCAAAAGCTAATTGTGCAGCTTCTAGACGTTCGTTTTTTTCTGTCAGGTCTTTTACTTGATACTCCTTTTCAACTATTACACTGATAAGTTCAGTATTTGACATTTTATTATAGCTCATGTTGTTTGTTTTTAATTCTTCTATTGTGAATTTTAAGTAATCTAGACTGTATTTAAGTTTGTCGTAAATCCCTTTATTATCAAAGTAGAAATGAAAATATAAATGATTATAAGCATCCGCTATAGCATCTATATCTTCTTTAAGACATCCTTTACTCATTTTATTACGTTTTAGACTACTAATATACGACAAAATAAGGACAAAGTCAATTATATACACATATAATAAACCTACTTAAGTATATCTAATTTAGCTATATCTTGTGGGAATAACCAAACATCTTCGCCTTTCTTTATTCTTTTTAGGTGCTTTTTACTTACTCCTATTTGTTTATATCTATCAATATTAACCCTATGTATATTTTTCATATCCTCGTCCATGTCTTTACTGTATTGACTATTTAGGATTTTAGAATCTACATAACTTTGACTTACATCTGTAAGGTGCAACATTAGTATTACAAAATTAGAAAGGCTCTTTTTACCAAGGTAGTAATCAAACACATCAAATCCAGATGATCCAAGCGTTCCGAACCCTATTAATTCAATTTTATCTTTATGCTCGATTAAGTAATTAGTAAGTATATCAGCGTATTTACACTCCCCCCCACCAGAAGAAAAGAAAAGCCTTATTTGTTCGTACTCTTTTAGTTTACTATCAATTTCATTAATCAATTTAGATACTGTTTCAATATCCATATCTCCATCAAATACTATACTTCCTTTCATGTTTTTAAATTAAAAAAGCGGCTACTACCCTCCCAAGTTAGTAAACCGCTTCAAAATGTTCATTCATCGTTATCACATCTAAGATAATGCTTTTTTATTAATAATCAAGTAGATACATAATAAAATATTAATCTTAGTGCAAATAATAAATATTTGGTGTGTCAGATTCTTCATAAGTAACAATTGCATACATATCCCTAGCACCACTACCACTCTCTATATATGGCTTAATCCATTCTAAAAAAGATTCAATTTCGTTTTCGTAATTCTTTATACTGCTTCTTGTGCTTATTACCCACCTATCGCATACATCTTCATGCCACATTTTACTTATAGGTTCGTTTACCCCAAAATAATAACTACACCCCCTAAATAACCACTCGCATCTTCCTTTTGGTAGTGGGAAGTCTTTTGGTTTGTCTGCAGTGTCGCCTATCATGTATTTTAAGGCTTCAATTATATTTTCAGGTGTATCTGTTTTTAAATCAGCACCGAATATTAACTCTGTGTACATTCCCATGGTTTATTTTTTTTAATGTTTAATTTTAAGAACAATATCTCCTATTTTCATTATTAGCACTCCAAGCTTCGCCAGGGTCTGTTATTTGCGGCATTTCTCTTTTTAGTTCGTTTGATATTCTTAACCCTTCTGTTAGTATATCTTGCTCATTATCGGTACTCTCACACCATAAGCCGTAATTATGTAGTCTTTCATGGCTGTGATGTTTAGCAACATTTGTGAGTTTATTGTCAATTAGCACCTTTATACAAAAATAACCTTCTGGGTGCATCCAAATGTGAAAAGAATATTTACTATCCTCTTCTGCCTTCTTAGCTGCCATTTTTGCTTTATTTCTAGCATCTAGCTCTTCCTGTCTTTTACGTGTCTTTAGTCTTTGTTGATCTCTTTGATACTTAGATACTTTGATTTCATGCTCTTTAGCTTCAAGCATCATTTCTAACTCTGTGATGTCTGGAAATTGTTGGTCAAAGATAATATTTCGTGGTGGCTTCTCTATGTAAACTACTTTTTCGTTGTACTTGTACTTCTGCTTTAGCATGATACCTAAATTATCAATATGTAGGTTTTTTCTATTCCCATCTAGATAGACTATATTATACTTACCTTTCATAAATATTTCATAATCATTAGGCTTGAATACCTTTAGCATCTGTAAAGCAAAGGAACATATCTTTTGGCGTATATTTATCCTGTATTGCGTTTGATTCCAATTAAGTTTTTTCTTTCTGTAGCCACCTGTTTTGTTTAACTTGTATGCACTACCGCATCTAGTGAGATAAAATTGGTCAATAAGTCGGTACGCTTTTATCTTGTTATTTATTAGTATTTCGTCTGGCAATCTCATTTTTTTATATTGTTTTTAGTTTATATTTACCGAGGTATTCATATTCTACTATACCTCTTTTAATTAATGAGTTTAAAACCCTACTTACTTCTGATTTCCATACTGAACCAGATTCTGAATATCCATGTTTTTTGTATTGTATTATTCCGTATTTTTTGGATATATCTTTGAGTTGTTGAAATTCATCAGTAAGACATTCTAATAAGTTTTTTTGATTATCAGTTAGTTTTCTCATTTATTTTTAGTTTTTACAAACAAAAGTACTATATTCGTACTTCCATAATTTGAGTTTGTAAGTTAATTAATTAAGTAAAAAGCCTATTGCATTAGTGTAGTAGGCTTTTTTTATTTAGGTGTTTAGTTGCGTTTAGTGAGTATTTAGGGGGCATTAGTTCTTGCAAAAACCCGAACTACATTTTATATAATCCGCAAACTCTCTACTTCTTGTTTCGTCAGCAGTTTCTAATTTAACTGTAAAGCCTTCGTTTGTAAATTCAGTAAATTCTTTTTCCGTTTGCTTATCTATGTAATCTATGTGGCTCGCTAATAAAAAACCGTTACACCTCTCACATATTGCTACTTTGCTAATTTTCCCTTCTGTTCTCATTTTAATTAACGCCACATAACAAAGTATAAAAACAAAAGCCTGTTACGTGGTCTTATTAGTGGCTTATGCTCATTTATTAATATTAGTTTTAATTCAATCTTTATGCTTATTTTCCACATTCATAATCTAAACTATCTAACTCAATAAAAAACAACTTCATTAGTGCCGTTGAGTTTTTAGATAGCTTGTTTCCTAGATAAAGCATATACACGCCACGCTTACCAATTGGAAATGGATTTGGCTCAACTCCTTGGTTAATCTGCCACGCTTTGATCTCTTTATCTTCTAGGTACTGTTTTAATCTTTCTCTTATGTTCATCTTCTAAAATTTAGGCTCTACAAAATTAATTGATTTAAGATATTTGTTATCGCTAGTCCTACGAACTACAAAGCCTTCTTTTGCTTTCTCGTAGTGTGTTATGATAACTTTACCTAATTTATTTGGGTGCGTACCTTCTGCATACGCTTTTACTGTGTCTTTTGCTTCCTGTTCTGTTTTGCAAAGTTTGCTCATGTTAGATTTGTACACTTGCTCCATTATTAACCCTCTATCATATTGAAACGGCTTAAATAATTCTAACGAGTGAAACAATATACCTTGTAATAAATACTCTATTTCTTCTTTTCTAATTTTTTCATTCCTTATAGTGTGCAGGTATTTAGATATTATATTTACACTTTCATGGAATGGGATAAATCTTTTGTTGTGGTTATTTTCAGTACATTTAGCTTCAAATCCATACTCCATAAAGGCACGTAATACAGTCCATAGCACATCACCGCACCCATCTTTCTGTTCGTCTATTGTCTCAGCATCAATAAGTTCGTTTAATTCTGACTTTATTAGCTTAACCACGTGCTGTAGTCTTTCTTCGCTTATTTCTGTATATTCGTTAAATACAGGTTCGCCAAAGATGATTGAATGGTTGCGGATATTATCTATTATTGTTTTCATAGTTTTCTTTTTATGTTGATTAATTCCATTATTATTGATTCTACATCTAAAATATAAGATTCTTTAAAATCTCCAGAACCCCACGTGTCATCATCTATAGCATCAAATAACAGTTTTTTAGCTGTATGAATAGCTTCTTTTGCTTCTTGTATCTTATCGTCTGCTGTTGTATTAACTCCCATTAGTTATAAAGTTTATAATGTTCTTGTAATAATTCTCTAAAATTATCTAGGAATAAATCTCTTGTTTGTGCGTCTTGGAATGACCAAATCTGCGACCTTGAACAGCTAAAATTCCCTTCTATATTGTTTGACTTTTGTACAATACAATTAAGCCATTTTTTACTTCTCCAATCAGGCTCCCACCCTTGGCGATACACATCACGCAATAAAAGCAGTTGGCAGGTGGCTAACATTGGAGCAGCTAAGCCAAGAGGTAGTATATTTTTGTCTGTTTTAGAATCTACAGACGCACCATAAAAAGTACCAATTTCAGAACCATCAGTTACAAACTCATGTTTTACCGCTCTATCCAACTCTATATCCTCCCATCTTTTAGGAAGTTCAGTTTTTTGTACTAAGTCTATCCCAAAAACTTGCTTTATATTTTTTATAAAAGCATCGAATCTTATTGCACGAGTAAAAAAGTCGGTCTTGCCTTGGTAGTCTACTTCAATACTATTTTGTTTAAACTTAACTTCTAACCCTTCTTTTGCTATAATAAAATTAGACACCCAACTAAACCCTATTTCTTTCAATGTTTCAGGTGTTACTTCTTTGCCCTTCTTTACCTTCTGCATTTTATTCAAATCAACCACTACATTATTAGGAAGTTCTAGTTTTCTTGGTTTTACCTTCTGCATTTTCTCCCCTGTATGCTCCAAAACATAGGCTTTAAGTTGGCTCATTGTAGGGCATGGTATAAAGGGCTTATTATCTATTGTCACTTCTTTAGTAGTGCAGTTATATGAAATGCCATTTAAAAACATTTTAGGATGATCCATAAATCTACTCAAATATTTACATTCCACCCAACCATACTTTTTAAGTTCTTTCTTAGTTACAGGCTTGTCTAACACTATACCTGTTTTTTCTTTGACCTGCTTTTTGAGGTCTTTTATTGAGGAGAAGGAAGTCAAATCTATTTTGCTAAAACCACCATCCTTAAAAAACAACCATTCTTTGTCTTCTATATGAACTCTTATCTTTATACCTTCATTCTTTTTTAAATCCAAAATACTTGGCCATCCATCTAATTTATTTTCAAACCCAAACTTTCTAAGTTTCTTTTTTAATTTTTTCATTTTTATAAGTTTTAATTAATTAAGATGCTGCAAGATAAACCCTTTATTTTATATATGCAAATTTTGCACACTTTATTATCTAATTAATTTATTTTTGAATCGTTTTTTACTTTTCTGCTTCTGGAGGTTTAGCTTTTCAGGCAGTTTAATAATTGATTTAAATATTTCGTATCTGCTTGTTTTTTTTGGCGTTTTCATCTTAGTTATTGTTTTTAATAGTTATCAATCTGGTTAATTCCTCGTTATGCTCCTTTACAACACTATCCACTATTTTAGCGTAGAACTTGCAGCCTATTTTAGCCTTTAAGCGTTCCCCTGTTTTGGTGGATTCTGCTATTGTTTTGCTTATCTTTTTCATTTTGTTATGTCTTTAATATTTACGAATCCTAATAGTTTGCCTGTATCTCTTAGATAGATAGCTCCATCTATTGCTACTATTAATGCTTTAGAATCTCTGCCAGAAACAGCACAGTACACTTCGCCCAACATCTGCACTTTAATAGTCTGCTCTTTAAATGTAAACTCAAACTCCTTTTTAAACTCTTCCATTTATGTATCTTTTTAGTGAAATGTAATGAAATGTAACACGCTCCAAAGGGCATTCTATACTATCGCTTTTATCCCACCATTCCTTGCCCCTAAATTTACGCTTATCTTCTACTGTAATATTATGCTCAACCTCTAAAAGTGCTAATACTTTACCTGCTTTATTAACTCGCCTTTGTTTTTCTGAAATAAAATTAAATTTCTTTTTCATTGTTTTGTTTTACTAGATTAAACCCAAATTTACTTTTTACATATTTTTTAATGTCTTTCATGCTTTCACATTTAACCCAACCTATATGAAATTTTTCATCAGTTGATATAGTCAAATCTGCAAGATCTAAACATATAAATTTATTTTTATATTTATAAACCATTATTGTTTGAGAAATTATTGAGGATTCCATATTAAAGAAACCATACTTTTTTAATCTCTTTTTTGTTATCTTTTTCATTGTTTTATGTTTAAAATGGTAATGGGTCGCCATCATCGTCCAAATCTTCTGGAAGATAAGCCCCTGTTAATTTACTTGCTTCTAATCCTTTTTGTTCTAACATATCGTTGAATGCGTTATCTAAAGCACACGTTCCATCTATTGACTTATACCAACCTGTCAAAGGGTCAAATTCTAAAGTAATACAGTCAGGCGTTCCTACTCTTTTGTGACTTTTTACTTTTTGTATGTCAATTTCTACTGATTTATCGCTTTTATCTGACTGATTAAAAGGTCTATGTACACAACCAATAGTATAGGCTTTATTATACCACATTGCACCACCTGCTACATCATATGGCAAAGGTCTTTTATAATCTGGGCTATCTTTATCTTTTTGAGGTTTTGAGGTATGGGCTACAATATTACCGCAAAGTTTAAGCGTTTTACACAAAACATCTACTTTAGCTAAAACCTTTTCTAAATAAACATCTATTTTCTCACTTGATTCCCTAACAAGTTGGTTAAATGGATCAACTAAAAAGCCATCTATACCTTTTGATATTTTTAACTCTCTTATAGTTGCCAATACATTAGTAGTTGTGTTACTTATGTTGTCTTCCTCTGGATAGATAAAAAAGAAATGATTATTTATAAACTCTAAAGCAACTTTGTATTCTTCTAAATTTAAAGCATTAGCAAAACGCTGTTCTATACTCCTTCCTGTTAATAAAGATACCATGTCTGAATAAAAATCTTCTTCTGGATAATGTTCAGGACTAAATACCGCCCATTTCCAGCCATAATGTATAGACATTAACATCATTTTAAAATGAATGTAAGCAGATTTACCGCTATTTGGAATCCCATACCAAAGCCCCCACCAACCCTTGTACCAACTAAAAATATCTTTCAGTTCAATAACCTTGCATGGTATTCCTTTCTTTACTCCATTATGAAAAAGGTCTATCATTTTATCCATTGACTGCTCAACTGTACGAACGCCTGTAATTGGTGTATCTTTTGCATTAGTAATGCAATCACTTACCGCCTGTTCTCCATATTTTATCAAAACATCGTTTAAGTCTTTACAACCTTCTGGATATTCAACAATAGCACATCTATTTGCACCAAATCGCTCAACTAATATAGAAGTCAAGTATTTGCCGTTTGGGTCATTATCACAGGCTAAAACAACGCGTTTTAAGTCTTTGATATAATCTATTGAATTATCTAAACATTGTAATTTAGCCCCTACATCGCTTCCCACGTTTGGAGCACCTTGAGCAACTGAAACACAATTTTTATGGCCGCTTTGGAATGCTGCTAATTTGTCAAATTCGCCTTCGCAAAATATAACCTCGTCTAGTCCTTTTATATCGTCTAGCCCATATAGATATTTTACAGTTCCTTTATGCTGCCAAAAAAACTTCTGGTCTGTCTTTCTATATTTAGCGTGGACTATCTTGTTATTCTTGTAATAATTAAAACAAACCACGCCTTTATTTTCTGCAACATTACATGAATCTAATGTACTTTTATTGATTCCACGCTCATTTTTAAACCAATCAATAGTATTTTGAGTTAAAAAACCTCTATAAAATGGCTTTATTGGCTCTGTATGTTGGATTTTAGACACTTTATTTACTTTTTGGTATGTTGATATAGGTTGGTTTATTTTATTGTCAAATTCGTGCTTATTTTGAATCCATTCGTTTGAATCTACACGGCCTTTAATTTCACAATGATTACAGTAGTAGTTTCCGCTTTCTCTATTGATCATAAAAACCTTTAATTTTTGGTTTTGTTTTTTTCTTAGGTGGGAGCATTTAGGGCATGTAGTTAATCCTTTGCTGTTTACTTTTTCTAAATCTACACCTAATTTGCTAAATCCTATATCGTAATTGCTCATAATTCTAATAGTTGTGGGTTTTGTCTTTCTAAATCTCTAATCAATCCCTCGGCATCTTTCTTTTGATAAATCCTATCTCGGTATTCTGTATTTACTAATCTATTTTCTAAGTGTGGAGCGTATTTTAAAAATAAGTTTCTAAAGTATTTGAATCGTGCTTTTGTTTCGTTTGGGGCGTTTGGGTGGTTTTCGCTTGATGCTGGGGCTGTCTCTTCTAGTTCGTCAAGGTATGTTTCAAATTTGGTTTTATTAAAAAGAGTAGAGAATCTAACATACTTTTCATATTCAGTACCTTTCCATTGTTTCGCCTTTAGCTCTATTACTTTTATCATTTCCTCAACTGTAGCACCTTCTTTTAATCTAGCCTTAACCATTTTGTATTTATCGGAACGAGCTATTAGGGAATCTGTTTTTTTGTTTCTAATGCCTTTTCCTGTGATGCTAGTAAATTGTTCGCAGATGAATAAGTAGTCGTCTTTAAATTCTAAACTTTTTATCTGTTTCGTTGATTCGCTAGAATCGACAATATCTTTTTCTTTTATTTCTTTCTTCTTATTTCTTTCTTCTTTAGTTGGTGTCGGGTTGCGTTCGGGTTGCGTTCGGGTTGCGTTCGGGTTAGCCTCTATAGTATCGGTATTTACTAGGATTAAGCGTGTCGTGTTGCGTTCGTTTATCGTTCGTATTGCGTTCGCTTTTTCTAAGCGTTTAAAAAGCCTCCTAACCTTGTTTTTATCCCAATCTCCACCAAAGATTCTAGCCCAAGAATCTAAACTATATAGGGCTTCTCCTGCACTGCATATCATTCTTGTATTGCCTACTAATGTACTCTTTTTTTCCCAATTAACATTCATAAGAATATCGCAATACGCTTTAAAAAATATAGGGTCTTTATGAATCCAAGTACCTTGTATATCTCTTTGTAGTTTAATAAATCCAATCATTATTGTTAATTTATGCAAATATGCTTTTTATAAAATCCCTATGCTCAATAACAAAATCCTTGCTCTTTTTTATTAAATCTAAACTTTCCCAGTCGTCCTCTAGCTCCCATCTTAAGAAATTGCAATCAATAACATCAACTTCATTTTTAGTAATAGTTATATTGAAATATTCCGAATACCATTCGTGTAAAATGAATTTGCATTTATTGATTTCAATCTTCAATATTTGATTATATGCTTGACCCATTGGGTCGTACCTGTGCTTAATAGAAAAGAATAAATTATCTAAAATGAAATCAATAACAGGATAGTTATTTTGTTTAGCTAATTCAACTCCTAGTTCATGCCAAGAAATAGACCTTATTAGTCTTTTAATATTTGCATGACTATTGTCTTCTATAGGTTCAAAAAGTATTAGCTGGCTCATAACATTAGATTTTAAACAAAAAAAAAGAATTGCTAGAGTAATCAAGTCAAAGGTGTGGACGGCACTAGGTAGCCCCTTTGAAAATCATAATCTAGCAATTCTTTGTTATATTAGAAATACTATATTTTTATATGTTGTATGCCTAGTAGTAACTTTTGTTAGAAATCTTCCACAATCATCTAACAGTACACAATATACGCTTTTTTATTCTTATTTCCAAAGTTAGGGCAAAACTAAAATAATTTATTTTGTATCTTCTTATCTTCATTATATTTATCTAACATTGAATCTATAGCCCTCGATTCATCACAAAACATTTCCATTTGCATAGTTTCTTTATTTACCAAACCATAGAAGTCGCTTTGTCTTGATATTAAATATTTACCTAAAGTTTGTGTATGGCTCTGTATGTCGCAAATTATTGTAGTTACAAATATTTTAAATCCTCTTTTATCTGAAAATAATACATCTTTTTTGGTCATAACTATTTCTTTTCTAAGTGTAAAAATTGACCACCATAACTGCATTCAGTTATTTTAGTGATCTTATAAATTTCATCAAACCATCTAAAGTTTTCGCCTACTTCGTGGATTGTTGATACTAGGATTTTTTTCATCTTTATAAGTTTTAAAAAGGTCAGGCGGTTTCGATTCCTAGAAAAAATTAAAATTAATTAGTTCAATGCCTGACCTTTGTTTTTTAGTTTTAGTATATAAATTTTGCTTTCTCGTCAAAGTCGGACAACTCAACAAAGCCGTAATTCTCAAAAACTCCAACGTTTGATGCTCTTATTGTTGTATATTCTAGCACAATCTTTCGGGGGTCATAGTATGGGTATAGGCGAATATCAAGCTCATTTTCTTCTGTCTGGCTATGTGTCATTATAATGTCATCTAAATAGTCTATATAATCATTATATTTATCAAAATAATCTTCGTTATAGTCGTGGTCATTATCATCTTCATTAATACCCATACGATGCTTAAATTCCTCTATAAAATAACTTAGTGTTAGTCTAGCTATAAAAAGCCTATCGGTATCATTGCATTCTACTAAAACGCTCAAAGTGTTATCTTTTTCGTTTGCTTTTGCGTGTCTGCTAATTAGTGTTAATTCCATGGTTATAAGTTTTGTAAGTTATTTAATTACCTCCTTGGTATGATACAAATATAAGACACTTTTTAATAGTATGCAAGTTTTGCATAGTTTTATTTAAAAAAAGTGTAATTATATTTTAGTCTTGTAGATATTTCCTGTAATTGAAGTTATCAAGATCGTTGTCAAGGATAATTCTAATAAGTTTACCAGCGTACAATGTATTAGTATTATATCCACTTTCTGACAGTTCTATACAATAGTATCGGTAGTGCGTACAATCCTTTAAATTTCGGTATCTATATGCCGTTGTAAGTAGTTTACCGAAATAATCAAAGCACGCCTTTTTATCCTTAAATCTCATAGGCTTTCCGTTTCTTCTAAGCCCTAAAGGATTGTTACAATATTTATAAGCGTAGGACGAACCCCATCCGCTCTCCTGTATAGCTATAGCCATAACGACTTCAAAAGGAACTTTATATTCCTGCTCTACATATTGGCAAAATAGCCAATTATTGAAAAAAAATGCTTCTTTGTGGGTTTGTGCTTGAAGTGTTGTTGCTAATGCTAGTATTAATATTATTGTTTTCATTTGTTTATGTTTTAATCTATTATTATTTTCATTCCTGTAACCCTTGAAAGATTTTCGCATTCTTTTAAAACCGATTCTTTGGGGCTACCTTCATTCATTTCTATTAAATCGCCATTTGTTTTATTTATTATTCTATATCCTGCTGATTCGTAGAAAGTCCAAATATGTATTTCGCAATTTTCCATTTTAATAAGTTTTAAATTAAGTTAAAAAAAATCAGCAGGGGGTGTTTCCTCCAAAACAAGACAAAATTTACAAATAGTTCTGTTAATTAATATCTCCCCTGCTGACTTGTGAAGTACGCAACTATTTTTTTTTAGCTTCTTTTATTTTTCGCATCATTTCTATCATAGATGTATATTCTATGTAATGAAAACTTCCTTTTTTATGTGTTTCTTTTACGCTTTTCTCAAACTCATTGATATTACCCCAAAAACACCCACACTGTATCATCATGTCAGACCATCTTATATATGTTGTTCTTTCTGAACTTCCAAAGCAAGAAAAAGAGCTAATTCCTGTCCCACTCAAATCAGCATCACTCAAATTAGCATCACGCAAATTAGCACCACTCAAATTAGCATCACGCAAATTAGCATCACGCAAATTAGCACCACTCAAATTAGCACCACTCAAATAAGCACCACGCAAATAAGCACCACGCAAATTAGCACCACTCAAATCAGCACCACGCAAATAAGCACCACGCAAATTAGCACCACGCAAATAAGCATCTAAAAGCGTTTTATTTATATTATTATTTTTGCAAGTATAAGAGTGTATTAATTCTCCTGTTATTATTTTTTTAATTTCTATTGTTTCCATGATGTTGAGTTTTTATAAGTTATTATATTATATTTTTTAGGTCTTACGCTCTGGGCTGCCTGTTTTTCTCATTACCAAGTTTTTCCATTTTCTAAAACCTCAAAATCTGATAAGTTCATACCTGACCTTTCAAAACCTAAACAACTTCTTAATGTATATGTTCCATCGGCCGTAATAGCGTACACATACCAATCCATATTTTTAGAATCTTCATTGTACTCTTTATTTGCTTTAGTAATTGTTCTTTTATAGTAATCTATTTTTTTTTGCCCATCTAACGATGCCCCACAGTTCCCGTTTATTCTGTCTGACTCCCAAGCAGATATACTGTATCTAATTGTTGGCTTAACTTGTTTTCCTAATATGTTCATTGTGCTTCGTTGTTTTTTAACATGAAATTAAATAAATATTTTACCATTTCTTCTTTTGTTGCTAGTTCCATCCACTCATATATATCTCCATTCTCTTTTTCTATAATCTCAACAATACAATCATTAAATAATATTTCTGTTTGTAATGTTGCTATGTCTAATGAATTTAAGTTTGTCATGATATTGATATTTAAGTTTGTTATTAATTATTTCCCTTTCGATAACTCAAAGATAAGACGACTTTTTGTATTATGCAAATTTTGCACAATAAAAATACAAATTAATTTCAATTAAAATAAAAAGCCCTGCATCAATTAAGGTGCAAAGGCTTGTTTTTATTGGGTTTATGGTGGTTTATAAAATACCTAATTCTTTTCTATATTCGTATTGTGCCTGTATTAAATCTCTTTTACTTTTAGATAATTTGCTTTTTTTAGCTATTATTTTTTGATATTCTGATTTTATAAAAATGTTAGAAGCATTGCTAATTACTTGTTCTGTTTTTTTTTGCGTCATTATATGTATTTCAGGTCTTTTGAAATAACTTTCAGCTAAAAAACTAATTGTTGTCATGCCTTCTACATTTGATATGTTGTACTTTTCCATAATTTTAAAAACTTTGTATTTCTGTTGTGATATAATCTGTATAGTTAGAATTTGTCTTTACTGCCCAACATGGTGGTACGTCCTCGGCTGCTACCTCCTCAACTTCTGCTACTTGTACCAAATCAGTACTTGTATTAGCTTGTATTTGCCTTTTAACTTTGAGTTGATGTAGTTCGTGGTTAGCTTGAAGAACGTTGATAAAATGTACTATACTATCGCCTTTACAGTATTTCAAGTAGTAGGCTAATAAAGATACCCCTATCCAAATAGTAATAGCTATGATAATTGATAGTATAAATAATATTAGTAGTTTCATTTTTTTATTGTTTAGGTATTTTATAATAAAATGTTGTGTCGTTGTCTGGATATGATATATCTATCTTATGTGGGTGTATTTCTTTTTTTGTTTTAAATTCTGAATGATACATTTTAATATCCCCTAACGTATATAATATAAACATTAAAAAACCTGTAGCAAATGTGAGAATCCAAATAACTACTTTTTCTGCATTGTCTTCCATTTTTTATATGTTTTGCATGATGAAATGAACAAGGATATAGAATAATACCCCTATCGTGAAATAATAGTACCAAATGTTGTTTTTATGCTCTTCCATGATCTTGTAATTTTTTAAGGTAGGTTTGTAATTCTTTTTTTCTTTCTTTTCCTGTTGTGTTTTTAATCCAGTTTCTTAGTTCAGATGCTTTATATTCCTTTAAACTACCATCATCTAGTTTTACAATTATCCTATTAACCTTTGTAGAACCTTCAAATGTCTTTATATCTCCATCTTTATACTCTTTATTGTCTTCTACATCTTTCTCTATATCTTCTTTATACTCTTCTAGCTTCTTCTTTAACTCTTCTACTTCATCTACAGTAGTAGGGTTCTTTATACTATCTTTACCTTTTAGTTGCTCTTCTAGGTCGTCAGTTTCTCTTATCTCGTGCTGTTCTATAAAGTATAAAAGTATAAAGAGTAATATATAAGAAACTATAGATACATACTTCAAAGACTTAGTATAAAATACCTTATCTTTTTCATGTCTTGATAGTAGTTCTTTGTTGTTGTCTTTAGCTTCTTTAATAGCTGTATTTTTTGCTCTTAGTAGTATAGATTCGTGCTTTGTTAAACTGTCAAGCATAGAGTTAGCGTCTGCCTTATTATTTGCTACTACTTCTTGGGCTGCCGAAACTGTTACGCCTTTCCAGTTGTTTTTTTTGTGTATTTCTTTAGCTTCATTTATAAAATACAAACTTTTATCGTTCCATTTTTTGTTATCTAATGCGATTAAATTACTATACTTTTCTTCTATGCTATCTATTACTGTATAGTCAGGAGAAATAGCAAAGTATTGTACTGTAGCATCTGAACCTGCATAAGTTGTAAAAATACTAATAGCAGTAAAAGCAATTAAAGCAATTAATACATTATACTTAACAGGTCGAACGCTGCCGTCATCTTCCTTTTTTATAGTGTTTCTAATAGTAGATGAACCGCTAGCCCTAATTACACCCTCTATAATAAATAAGGCTAAAACAGTAATAAAAAGGATAGTAGTCTTATCTTTAGTAATCCCACCTAAAAAAGCAGCCATACCACAACTAGCTAAAAAGGCAGTACAAAATTGTATCAGTACACTAAAAAACCTAGCAGTATGGTACAAAGGTCTTTCTTCCTCTACTACTGTTTTATACCTTTGCTTTTTCTTTAGCCGTTTAAGTCGTTTTAGTTTTTGTTTCTCGTTTATGATCTCATCACGTTTCAACGCTTCATCGCTCATAGTTTAAGTTTTTGTAAGTTAAAAATAAGTTTCTATAAGTTTAATAATTATTAAAGTAGTCACAAAGCAGCCCCAGAAATGACACCATATAAGCCAAAATTCTAAGATTATTGCCGTGTGGTCTATTTGCTGTAGTATGTGCTTTACTTTGCTAAATATGACTTCCTTTGTGCTATTAGAGCGAGTTTTAAAGCGTCTCGTTCGTCTTGGTTTGATGTCTTTTTTGATACGCTTAACCCTTCGCTTTTTAGTACGCCTTTGTATTCTTTGTTTGTCCATTTTTTACCTTTACTTTTAGGACTTAAATCTATAACCTTGTATTTAGTCTTACATAAGTCTACTGTAATTTGGCTAATGGCTTGGTTTTTACCTGCATCCCTTGACATTCTAGCAGCTACATTTTTATTTTTATGACCATTAAAGGTTGTGTTTTGTAGGTTGCTATTCTCTATACATACTATTGCATCAGTAGGGGATTCGCTGTTAAACCATTTGTAAAAGTCAATGAACCCATTTTGGCAACTAATATAGTTTACTGTATTGTCAGACCTATCTACTATAGCAACTAAAAAGCCACCTTGTCTAAAAGCAGGGTCTATCCCTATAAATAACTTAATCGGTCGGTTCTTCATGTCTTACTTTTTGTTCTTTAATAATATAATTCCCATCTACAAAGTCAAAATTATGCTCAATGCCAAAGAATTTTAGCACTAAATATTGACTCCTGGGCTTCCATGCTGCTTTCCTTTTTTGGGTGTAAAGCAAATCCCTAACTAGCGTAATTGATACAGGAAAAGTAGCCTTGCCACCTTTCTTGAAGTCAGCAGCCGAAAGATTATTATCCTCCATGTAATCTATTAACTGATGCCTTAGTATCTGTTTTGTTTTGTTATCTATCATAATACAAATATAATAAAAAAACTTTAAAAAACTTCTAAAAACACTTGCTTTTTTAAATTAATGTTGTATATTTGTGTCATAACGATATTAAAAAACTTATAAACTTAAACAAAATGGCAAAAGTAAAATTAACCTTTAGTTATAAAACTAATTCTAGTATTTTGGATTTGGAAGATTTAGGATTCGATGAAGGTACTGAATTATCAGACTTAACAGAAGAGCAAAAAAACGAAATTAGAGATTCACAAGTAGAGTTCGAATTTGTGAGCTGCATAATAGAAGAGGTAGAAGATTAGATTATATTTGTGTCATACTTAATTATTAAAACTTATAAAAATGACTGATTTACAAAAAACAATAGCATTATACAAAGGCTTTGGTATTGACTTGAAACACTACGAAAGAGATACCCAAAAAGTATTGGCATTAAACTGCCCTTGGACTGAATCTGAAAATAAAGGGTTTGGCAATATCAATGATAAATTAGCAGGTGGATACCACTCTTGTATGTCTGAAATGATATTTACTAAAGAGGGAAAATTCATAAAGCAATGCTTTTGGGAAGGGTAGAAAATACTTAATTATTAAACTTATAAACAACTTAAATTATGGAAAAAGGAACAAATTATCGTAACGTTTACAAATCTGACCACTTAGGGGCTGTAGATTTAGAGGATTTAATCGAAAGTGGGAAAGACTTAATTTTTACGATTAAGCACGTAAAACAAGAACTCAATACCAAAGTAGCAGGAAAAAGAATAGATGCTAATATAGCCTATTTTGTAGAGGATATTAAGCCACTTGTACTTAATGCTACTAATGCTAGAATAATTAGCCGTTTTGCTAAGTCTACACACGTTGAAAAATGGAATAATATAACTATTGAGTTGTATATCGACCATAATGTGAATTTTAAGGGTTCTATTGTCGATGGGGTTAGAGTGAAACAAAGACAGCCTAATGTAGTAAAAAAGCTACCTACTATTAACGATGTAAGTTTTACTAAACTATTGGCAGCAGTAAAAGCAGGTAGTTATACTTATGCAGATGCTATTGAAACCTATTTATTCAACGAATCACAAACTAAAGAATTAGAACATTATGCACCAAAATAATGATTTTTTAGTCCGCTGCTCCGAACTTGGTAACATCATGGCTAAGAGTAGCGGGCTAACTAAAATAGAAGCTAAAAAATTAGACGATTTAATCACAAAACAGTCTAACAGCAAAGAAAGATACAAGTTAGAAGATAAAAGAGATTTTAAGCCACTATTTGACCTTTCAAAAGGTGCGATGTCTTTTGTTGAAAACAAGGTTAAAAATAAGTTACTAGAAATAGATATAGACTTTGATAGCAACCAAATGCTAAAAGGCACAGAAGAAGAAGACGAAAGCATAAAGCTATTTAATTCTGTTAAGTTTAAGTCTTATAAGAAAAATATAGTTAGAATTTCTAATCAATGGATAACAGGAGAATGTGATATAGACGATGACAAAGAAAGTCTTATAATAGACATCAAAAGTTCGTTTACTAAGCTAACATTTCCACTAATGCCAAAGGACTGTAAAAACAAACTATATGAATGGCAGCTTAGAGGGTATATGATGCTCTATGATAGAAATAACGCTACCTTGGCTTATTGTTTAGTAAATACGCCAGACCATTTAATCCCACCAAATGATGATTTTAATCTTCACAATGTAGATGATATTGATCCATTTCTTAGAGTTACTACGTTATCCTTTACTAGAGATTCAGAACTAGAGGAACAAATCAAATACAAGGTAAGCGAATGTAGAAAATATTATAATCATTACCTTAATTTAGTTCTTAGTAAAAATCAAGGATAAGCTATTTAAAGCAGGAAAAAAGCAGAATGAACAATTTAGGTAACAATCAAAATCAAAAGTAATGATATTAATATTTGCAGAAAAAGGCACAAAAAAACGGTATGCAGTAAGTAGTAGAGGCACTACTGACGAAGACACGAATAACAAAGTCACAAAAACACTAGAATGGCTAAACCTAAATAGTAATAGTTGGGAGTATGTAAAATCTTCTGATGGTGGTATATTGTACGAAGGTCAAGACATTTATTTAGGCTAAACAAACACTAACAAAATGAAAAAATATAAGCAATTTTGCATCAAACACAACCTCAAAGCTAATAGATTTAGTTCTTTAGCTAGGTTTATGAAAAACAGGAAAGATGAGCGATGACCAAATAGACGATAGAATAAGAATGCTTTATTATAAACACAAAGAATTAAGTACAAAAGATAAACAAAGTGAGGTAGGGATTAATATGCTAAAAGAAATATCAAAACTAAGACTTCAAAAAATAGATAAAGCATTACTACTCCATAGAGAATTTCAGAAAAGGCACAACTTGAAACCAACTAAATACATTAATAATACTAAACAACAATAACAATGTCAGAATTAAAATTAGAAGGTAAATTAATCGTAAAAAACGATACTCAACAAGTAACAGACACATTTAAAAAACGTGAGTTTGTTATAGAAACAGAAGGAGATTACCCACAAAGCATAAAGTTTGAATTAAAACAAGATAATTGCTCTAAATTAGATGCCTATAAGGTAGGGGATATGATTGCAGTATCTTTTAATGTAGATGGCCGCCCTTGGGTAAACAAAGAAGGTAAGACAGTATATTTTGTTTCTTTGTCAGTCTGGAGAATAGAGAAAGTAGGTAGTGTTACTGCTCCTGTAGATAAATATCAAGATGTGCCTGTAGTTGACAATGATATCGAGTTGCCATTTTAAAATCAAAAGGGATTGAGTTCCTTTCTTATTCAGCAGTAAAAATATAAACAACAATTCAAAACAAAGGGGCTTAGTTCCTTATTATTCAGCAGTAAAAATATAAAAAATTATGAATCTTATTTATAGCAATGGTAGAAAGATAGTTCAAACAGATGAGCATATAGAAGTAGATAATGTAAAATATCCTTTGCCTGACTATGTAAAAAAATCAAACAGTAATAGTTTGATAATAAATAAAAACTCTATAGAAATAAATGGCTTTCTGTTTAATCCTGACACAGGAGAATTTAAGCGTAAGGGTTTTTTTAAATAACTAACAAAGGGGCTTAGTTTATCGCTTTGCCCCTGTTTAAAAATTATGATTATGAGCAAAGAGTTAAACGCTAAATTAAAAGATGCTAGAGATTTTTTCTTAGAGAATAGTAATGGAACTTATACTGTTGAAATGCTAGGGTACACAAAAGAAGTAGATAACTATCAAGATGCTAAGTGTTTTTTATGGGGGCAATTACCTATAGTGAATGAACCTCAAACAAAACAAGCATTACCAAATCGGCTATCAAATCAAGCTTACAAAAAAGCAAAAGAATTAAACTATGATAAATTTGTATCTTGGTGGGATGAACAAATTATTTAACTAATAACCGCACTACTAGTATGCTTATTGGTGTACTGGATAAAAGATTGAAAAATGGGAATTAAACTAATAAACATAGAGCACAACAAAGAATCTTTTATACAAGACGACTCTACTGCTTTTATTCTTACTTATGAGGTTAAAAAATGGTATTACTTCGGCAAAGTTAAAACCAAAACTAACCACATTAATATAAAAAACAAAATTGTAATGGAGTGGCTTGAGCATATACGACAAAAAACAGGTGTAAAATGCAAACAATAAAGCTAATACTACAATCACTATTCTACTTCCTAATAGGTAGCTTAAATTCGTTCGTTTTAGGCTATTATTTCTATGCTGCGGTAAGTTGTAAGGAATATACAAATTGGACTTATATAATAGTAGTTTTGTCGCTTGTAGTGTGGGCTTATTGGGTTGCTTTTGATAAACTTATAAAACTTAAATAATGACTAAAGAAGATATTGAAACAATAAAAGAGTTGCTGTCTGCTACAATAGAACTTAATGGAGAGTATCAAGAAGGATGGGATGAAGATATAGAAAAAGCCGAAATTCTTATATCTAAATTAGAAAATGAACAAATAAAAACACCTTATAAAAAAGAATACATCGAATGGAGAGATAAATACTTTAACCAGGTGGATAAGGTGTTTGAGTATCAATCTAAAAAAATGGAAACATACTACACGAAAAGAATGCTATATAAGCAGTATGAAAGAGCAATGAATGAATCCCCATTTGACTAAAAAACTTAAATAGAATATTGACTTATGTCGGAGTGTATAGTGTGTTATATGTAAAGTCGCAGACGCTCTTGGGTAGTGGATAATCCTATTCTATTTTGATAAACTTAGAAAACTTTGATGATGAAACGATATTTAGCTTTTTATGGCGATGATTACTACCCTGTTGGTGGTATGAATGACTTTATAAATGATTATGAAACTTTAGAAGATTGCGAAAAAGCGATTAAAATAAAACATAAAGAAAATAGACCTGAGGATATAGAATGGGAATTTGCTTGGAAACAAATATGGGATTCTAAAAAAAGAGAATTTATTGTAAATACTTTTTATCAGCATAACGCATAACGGTTTGTGTATGGTGAGTAGCCGACACCTAAAACTTGGCTATTTAAACAAATGTTTAATCGGCTATTTACTATATTTTGTGTTAGCCACAGTTAATTTAATTATGGAAAGAATTATTCAACAACTAAAAGAGCAGCGAGAAAAAGCTGAAAAGACATTCATTAAAAACAGCTTAATAAAAAGAAACTGCAAGTTTGATGCACCTTGCCCTGATGTAGATGCTGACTTGGACGCTATTGGCGAACTGAACCAAGCGATAAGTATATTAGAAAACTATGGTGCTACGAAAGAGCCTGTTTCTAATTGTGGATAACGTATGATTATATGGTTAGATTTTTAACGGATTAAATAGAAAAATTATGAATGAGAAAGCAGAATTTGCAGTAGAAATACTAAAGGAATATGCAAAACAAAACCAAGTACTGCCAAGAAGTACAAGCGACCTATCTAAATTAGAAGAATGGTTGATTATAGAACTATTTAGAGTTAAAAAATTAACTATATAACGTGTTGTTTTTTTTTAATTGCACACAACTACCCACTAAACGCAATAACACAAAAAGCCTACTATAAATCACTATAGTAGGCTTTAGTATTTCTATAAGCAACTAGGACAAAGCAGCCCCTTTACTGTTTTAGCTATGTATCTAAAAAGTTTTGTAGGGTTTACTTTTTCAGAATTTGGAACATCTATAGTGCCGCTTATTTGACCACTATCTGTATCAGTTCCTGACATTGTAAATGTTGTTTCAGTTCCATTATCGCTACCCTCTACAAGATGTAAAACCCCTTCATCTTGGTTACAATCTTCTTCATACTCGTATGTGTTAGCATACTGATTTACTAGTGTTATATTACACATGATACTATTGTTTTTATAATTAAAAAAATAATGTTTGCAAAATCGTCTGGATCATAACTTTTACCACCTTCTAAAAACTCAAAGTAATTAAAATCTATAGGTTTAGGCTTATACATTAATCCAATTAATGCTTTTTTAAACCAAAAATTAGCAACAACTAGTAAGCACATTATACCTCCTACTTTGTTGCTTATATCTAAAATTGTTTTCATATCTAATTGTCTTTTTCTTCAATGAAAGACTTAATCTTATCTTGTAGCATAAGCCTTTGATTGACTACTATTTTTTTAATTTCTTGTATTTCTTGTTTGATTTCTGGGTTTGATTCCTCCAATATATCCAATATTTTCGGTGTAAAAGCATCAATAATAGAACCAAAACCCTTATATAATTCTAAGAATGTTAAAGGGTTAGGGGATTGATACTTTTTAAAATTAACAGCTATGCTACTAAGCATACTTATTATAAATAAAATACCTCCGATATGGGCTATTATTAGTAATGGTAGTGACATCTTTTATCATTTTAATTGGGGATAGTGTTTGTTTTGTGTTATATGGCTGTTAGTGCTAAGTTTGAGCCTAAAAGCATTGTTACGTCTGAACTGTCTGTTATGTTAGTAATCCATAATTCAATCCTGTCATTTTCATCTAGCATCACAAAAGGAAAGAAAGGTCTAAAAGTAGCTACATCGATAGGGCCAGCAACTCCTGCTATTCTTCTAGTGAAGGAAGCTAAGTCTGAATAAGTAGCTGTACTGTCATCGTATTTTCTTATCGTCAGCGTTATATCCTTGCTTTGAGTGCCTTCTAAAACTATACTACCATCTATAGCATAAGATTCCTCTTTTGTTGTGCTATGTGCAAAAGCATTATTACCTACTGATTTCAAGTGCTGCATGAAACCGTATGTTGTTGTGCCTAATATCTTTGTAGACGTATTTAATGTTAAGGGTGTCAACACCTCAGTAGTACAACTCCAATAGCCGCCTATTTTAGTATTTTTTGCTATATTGCCTTTGTTCCCTTTAAAGAATGCTTTTCTTGATTTCCAAGTTTCAACAGTATCGGCACCGCTCCCAAGTGTGAAAGGTGCCACCATGTTACCATCTCCACTATATCTGCCATTTTCTAATTGATACCCTTCATCTTCCAATATCATATCATAATCAAAAGCAAAAGCAGATTGACCTGCTAATACATCAATATTAACATCTGAACGAATATTGCCAATACTAAAGCCTACATCGCCTTTTAACAAAGCACCACTTAGATTAATAAACCTTGAACTTGTTATCCTAAAACCGCCCCAATTAGCACCCTTCAACAAAAATCCACTCAATGCACCAAAAGCGAATCCAATCGTCCAGAATCCTTGCCTTAAACTTTCAAGTGTTCCCATCGCTGTACTTCCAGAAAAAGACACGTTTAGTAGGTCAATAGCTTCATTACTTGTGCCTATCATTTTTATTGCTTCACTTCCTGCACCTGTTGCCGAAATATCTAAATCAGAAATAAGCAAATCAGTACCTATACATTCAATCAATGATATTCCGTCTTCTGAACTTGACATTGATGTTATCCCTTTTGCAGCCCCTTCTATACCAAATCTAACACCGCTTGTTATGTTAGATAATGTGTATATTCCCCAATCAAAAGAGTTATTATCTATTACATACATTAAGTTTTTAGCATCTATCTTGTACCCATCTGTCAATGTGTGTGTAGATAATAAATCCTCTACTTTAGAAATGTGTTGTTTTGTTTTAAATACATAGCCATTAGGCAGTATAATGTCACTCATGATATTAATATGTTATGTTTACTAAAGCTGTTCCATCTGCTACCCCTGTATCCCAAATCCCATTAATAGCGTTTGTATTGTCATCTATAATAGCTATACCATTTTGAGGCAATCTATATTTATAGCTAGTAAGAGAAGCAATTCCGCCAACTTGTAAAAATAAGTCAGATGTAGAAGTATTTGCAATTGTTACTGTTTTTCTGAAAGGCGAAGCTATTGCTATTTGTCCATTTATAGCACTAAAATTTACTGTAGTTAGTGTTTCACTAAAACGCCCCACACCATCATTAATTCTATAATTAGAATATCTTAATTCTTGTAATATTAAATCCTGTGTACTGTAAGCTATAGCAGAAGTAACATAAAGTAAAGTTTGATACTCAATAACTACTCCGTTTGTATCATCTGCTATTAGTAAGTTTGAAAATAAAGAAGTAGGAAAGTCTGAACTTTGAATCCCTAATACAGTAGCAGAAACTTTTACAAAGTAATAGTAAGGTTGTGATATATTAAGTAATTCAATTAAATCTTCTATTCTGTTAATAGTTGGATTATTAGTGAAATTAGACACTACTATACTATTTGCACTTACTCCTGTTTCTATTGATATTTCATTCAAAGCAAAAGGGAATCCGTTAAAACTTTCAACATCTGGATTCTCTAAATTAATAGTATATCCTGTGTATTTTTCATCAAAAGTTGTTTGTAATGCACCACCACCACTTGAACCCCCCACATAGCCTGTAAAATATTCGGTATTAATTTTGTTTACTAATTCTGTAAGTGTTCCAACAAAAACAACCGCTGCACCTCCGTTGTCTTTTGTACTTATTACCGAATCAGTAAAACGCATAGTTAAAGAAGGAACGTCATCAGCGAAAAAGTACAAATACTCTATGTCTGAATATTTAGCTTGTATTTTAGCATCTAATCCAAAGCTACCTAGTAGTTGGTCGTTGTCAGCATTTACTACATTAATTGTATTATCTAGTTGCTCTATTAAATAGTTAGGCATTATTTTATTTTTAGTTGTTTAAAAAAGTGGCTTTATTTGTACCTCAAATTCTGTAAATAATAAATCTAAACCAGTAGTTTCTACTTCAAATCTTACTGTATGCTTATCGGTGTCTGGAAGTGTTATATCTGCTTGACCAAAAAATAATGACGCTGTACTGTCTATACCAGCAACCGCTGTAACTAAGACACCATCTAGCAATACCTGTGCTGTACCATTTACAACATCGCCAAGCTCAGCAAATGCAGCATTTTTATCGAATCTATATCTTAACTCTAAAAGATATGGGCTATCTCCTGTTACAAACGAGAGTATATTATGTGTTTGTCCTACAGGGAATGCAGCATCTAAGGAAAAAGAAAATCCATCGCCTAAATCTTGCCCTCTATAACTAGAACCAACATAACCACCATTTGTTACAAAAGAGTTTCTATATCCATTCTCAGCAGCAGGGGCAACGGCTATTTGATATTTATTAGCCCATAAATCAGAAGGAACGCTTACAAAAGAAGTAACTAAAACAGGAGTGCCAGAAGGTAGCTGTTGCCTTACATCGTTTTGATTAGATATGCTTATTTTTTCAAAATCTTTATTGATAGTCGTAATCCCATATTCCCCTGTAACTTCTTGTAATGCCGTCCTGTGAAATGCCCCAAAGCTAGAATAAACTAAGTCCAGGGTAGTAGATTCTAAAGCACTAGCATCTATAGCTAAATCAAATCTAACTTGTATTGCTCTATCTTCTAATTCGTCAGAAGTGTAGCCGTTGTCTGATGCAAATGTTTTTTTATCAAAAACAACTTTATTTGTATGTCCTACAGTTTCAGAAGCTGTAAAATAATCCCAAATTGATTGCGTACTTTGCCATTTAGTAGAATCGTCAAAAGAATCCCCAAACGCTCCATTGAAACGACCTAATATAGATTGTGTACCATTCTTAACAGCATAAACTAATAGTGTTATATCTCCAGCAACAGCAGGTGTAACACCATCGGATTCGTAGTATAATTGCCAACTACTAAAGGAATCAACGGCATCAAAATAAGCATTCCCATCTAAATCTTTTATACCATCATCGTCATTATCCCAAAACGCCTGTTTTTCGTCTTGTACTATATAGTTGTTATTAGAATTGCTTGTAATAGCATCAATCTCATACGATAATAAAACCCTTTGATTGACATCTAATAAAGTACCATCATCTTCTATATCAATGTTTTTAATCGTCCATACTTCGGTAGTATCTATATCTTCAATCGTAATTACATCATGCTTGTCTAATGTTTTTAATACAGACAAAAAAGGGCTTCCTACTATTGTAGATAGTGTGTACCTCTCTATAGTTGTGTTTTTAGTCCTTGTTTCTTGTCCTGTATCATCTACAGTAGTTTCTATAGTATCTACAAAAGTAGGTCTACCAAGATCACCGCATAAGTAATAGGTATTTTTATAGCCATCCCCCCAATAAGTGTTTATTGAAAAATCCGAACAATCGTTGGACGTGCTAGGGTTGTTATATGCTGTTATTTTTGCTCTCATAATAAAACAGCCCACTATCACTAATGGGCTGTAAATAATGAAGTATAATAAATATTATAAAGGATAAGGATATACATCTGGGAATGTCTTAGCTTCCCAAGTAAATGTTACATCAATACGTTTTACCGCATCTTTGCCCTCATCAAAAATTAGATTCGGTTTGATACTTGAAAAATTTAAACCTGCTGCAACCCCGATAATTTCAGAATCTACAGTAGTAAAATAACCTAAAGGCTTAATAATGCCACACTTTACTTTTGACCAGTATTCGTGTGTTGCTTCGTCTATGTCATATATAGAGAATGTAGCTGTATTAGTATCGCCCAAATTGTAAGTTTGGAAGTCGTTTAATTCGATTTCGCTTGACTCACTTTCAGAAATAGAACCTTTGCCAAAGAATTGTTTTTGCTTTACATCTGTTGCATCTGTGTTGTCAATGTCAAAATCTAAAGCTACTAAAGCATTGCCCCAATTGGCTACCAATGTACCTACAGTTGGATTAACTAAAATAACACTACTTAATTGAGAGCGTTTGATACCTTTAGGGCAATATTGTACTTGCGTACCTGCTGCACCTAAAACACCATCGCAATCTAGAGCCGAACAATCAACGGCTGATATATTTACAGGCATAATTTATATTTTTATTGAATTTTTATTAATAAATGTTCGGTCTTTGCATACTAGGCAGTCACTTACATCTTTAGGCATATGATAAACTAAATTATCTATACCATCATCGTATATTTGTTTTTGCCTTTGTATTTCTGATACTAAAACTTGTGGATCTAGTACCATCGTGTAGTAACCTATTCTTTTACTTTTAAGTATTGTATCGGCAACCGACATAATAGACCATGCTTTTATACAATCAGCTAAAGCCCACCCAAGATTTAAACGACCTCCAAAAGTAGGAGTATTTGGGTCTTGTGCTAATTCACACAACCAACTATAGTAATCGCAACTAAAAACAGCGTTCAATCTAAGACCTTGCATAGTAGATGTAAAATAACCATTTTCTAAGTCTAATATAGTATCAGATTGTACACCACCTTGATTATTTAAAACCATCAAAAATGGGTCGTCTTGATACTCATTTCTACTACCACACCCGCAACCTTGTTTTATATTGTTGTTTATCGGTTTAGCCCCTACAGGGATTTGATAAACAAAATAAAAACGCTCGTTTTTGTCAGGTCTTGAATTGGTTAAATCAATAACAAAAGGAGTAGGGAATGTAGCCGTAAATACTTCTTTATTCCCTGTTACTGATACAGTAGCAGATGTAAGTACATTAGTAAAATCCCTAGAGTTATAAACCTCTATTGTTACATTAGTAGGTGCTGTTATACCGCTAAAGAAATTAATATCAACACTATTTACAGTTATTGCACCGCCTTTAATCCTATAAGGCTCAATATAAAAACCTGCGTAATTAGCTGTATTTTGTACAAACTCGGCAGTTTTATAATAGTCATCGCCTATAGTCTTAAATGGTGCGAATCTCTGGTCTAATCTTGTATTAACTCCGTTTAGAAAGTCGGTTAATGTTTGCTTTATTGCCTTTTCTCGTGCATCTATAGCTATATCCCAAATACTACCATTTGAGCAGTCAGAACCTGCATTAGCCATATTGATAGGCAAACTGTCACTATTTAGAACATACAAGCCAGACGAACTCGCGTTTAATTCCGCAAAGTCCATCGGCTTTGTATCGTCCCAACAGTCACATTCAGTATCTGAAAGACCTATTATATTTGTTAGACAATCTAACATTACCCTTTAACGATTTTAACGATTCCAGTTTCAGCTCCGTTGTTTGGTGCAAGGGCAAACATACCAGTCAAATCATACTCCCAATTGTGCAACAAACGAATCTTTTTGTTTTTGTTTGTTGTTTTATCACAATCTTTTTGATATAATACATCTACATAAGCATCTTGCATAGACGTACCATTGAAGAATTGGAATACAGACGTGCTATTATTGTCTTTATCAAAGTTGTTGTAATAACGTAAAGGAACTGATACCTTAATAGTACCGTCTTTGTCGCCAACTTCCATTGGTGTAGTAGGGTATTCAGCATAGAAATAAGAAGCGTATGCTCTTGAATCTACAATAAATAGACAATCATCGCCTACAACTCTATCAAGGTTTCTCTTGTCAAAGTATAAGTTTGATTCTCCAAACGCTACACTATTTCCAAACTTATCATTACCTACATTACCACCATTAAATGATGCTACAATAGATGCAGTTTGTAAACTTCTACCAGATAAAACTACATAGTCAGTAATTCCATGCTTATCAGCCAAATACATAACGTTTGCAAGGGCTTCTTGTGTCTTAGTGCCATTCCAATAGTCAGCGTCTGTCATAGTGTAATCACCTAAAACGATAGTAACACCATCAGGTAAATCAGTAGCAACAGGTGTAGATTTGTTAGCTTCTAATTCTGTGATAAACTTAGTGTTAATACCTTGAACGATCATTGTTTGTCTGTGCATCATCAACTCAGCTACTCTTTCATCAAATTTATAATGATTATCACAATCATCATCATTCAAAGAAATTACACTTTTTGAGAATAGATTAAAATCATAATCTACCGCTACAGTTGAAACGCCATCTCCTTGTGCAATATCACAAGCAGAAGTTACAGCGGTTGAACCTATTGTAATTTCAGAAGTGTTGTCGGCTACAGAATACCAAATACGTGTACCTGTACAAGATGCGTTTGTACCTGCTTGTAGTGGTTCTAAAGTGGCTACTTGTCTTTCAGCCAATAATGGGGCTGTGACTGGTGTGTTTCTAAGTTCTAATTGAACATTAGATTTGTTTTTGAAAACTCTGGACATCTTAGCGAAGATAATCTCCATTTTCGATGCTGTTACATCATTAGGCATAGTATAAAAGTTTTAAGAGTTGTTTTTTTGTTCGTTCAACTCCATTTGTTGTAAAATAAAATCGGCTTTCTCTGGGTTACCTTCTGATTCGGCTTTTTGGAACTCTGAAAGTCCAATTTTACCAAGTTCGTCACTAGTAAATCCAAAAGTATTATTAACATTCGCCCCATTGCCTTTAGGGTTTGGGGGTGTGTTTATTTGTTGTGTTTCGTCTAAGAAATCTACAGGGCTAACTCTTTTTAATAAGTCATCAAATTCTAAAAATCTGCTTTGCTTTTCGTCAAAAATGCGTTCGCCATCTTTATCTTTTATTACCTCTCTGCCATCTTCATCAAAAGTAATTTTGTACTTTTCTTTGAGGGCTTTTAAAGTAGTTTCAATTTGTAGCTTTTGCCTTTTTTCGTCTTTACTCAAATTAGCATTTAAAGTCTTTAATTTAGAAACGGCTAACTCTTTTAGTCTTTGGTCGTTTTTAAACTGTCCTAAATGTTCATCTTTGTATTTCTCTTTTTCGGCTTGGATATAATCCTGTACCTCTTTGAGTTGCAATGCCTGTGAAATTGTAAACGGTTTTTCATCTTTGGTATCTCCTTTGTTTTCTAACTCTTCTTTTAGCTCTGCAAACATATCTTTTTGCTTATTGCTAGAAAATTGAAAATTAGGCAAAGATTCCTTTATTAATTTTTCAGTCTTAGTATGTGCTTGACGTGTGTATTTGCCTTTGAGCTCTTCGTTTTTATTCTCATTGTGAGAAATAACTGTACTCTCTACTGCACTAACTAAATCATTAAAATCTGTAATCTCTAAATCCTTAGTAGAAGCTACTAAGTCCGAATTCTTTACGCCTGTGAAGCGTGTAACAGCGTTTAAAAACGCCTCCTTTATTTCCTTATCCATCAAATATACGTTATTTTAGTTTAAAAAACAATTATTTAACCTCTTCTGTGGGTTTTTTTGTACTCTTTTTTGCTTTTTCCATGCTTGGAGTGGGTTTTGGCTGCTTTATTTCTTTAAATTCGAATTTAGCAGGTGCAGATGTTTCTATTTGTACTTTTTGTTCTGCTGTGCATTCATCCCATTTATTCTCTTTATTAGAAGTCCAAAACCTTCTTTTTTTTCTATACTTAAACATTAGCTTAATTTTTTAAGGTACTCAATAACTCTTTTTTCATCAACGCCCAATGCTTCGGCTATTTCTTTAGAGTCTTTTTCTTCATCTTGATACATCTTTTTGACTGTAGATTTATCTTTATTAGACAACCCTTTTACATCTGCTTGGGCTTTCTTAGGTGCTTCAACTTCTTTTACCTCTGCTGCTGCCATACTTGGGGTTGCTTTAGGGGTGCAGTATAGTCTACATATTCTATCTGCTTCTGCCTGTAAGTCTTTTAGGAAAATGTAATCATGTGTTACCGCTTTGTGCTTATTTGATGCTGGCACGCCCTCTTCTCTTGCTCTTTTCTCTTCTGCTTCTTTGTAGCCAATTTGTCTTTTAGCTATTTGAGTGGGTACAATCATGTAAAATTCGTCACCTGCTTCTAATACTTGCTTATCAAAATATCCACCATTTGCAAATTGTCTTTTAGTTCGCTTTTGAACTGTCTTAGTGTGAGATAGTGGATATGTTGGGAATCCAACACTATTTAAAAAATCCACTTCCTCTTTTGTCATGTCCTTTCTTAAAATAAATTTGTTCATCATTTAAAATATTTAGTTAAAAATTAATTACTTGCTTTTACTGTTTCTATTGTTGTATTACCTTTGTTGTCTTTAGTTCTTACCTGTGCCTTATCTCCTAATGGGATGACTGTAGGTATTTGTTTTACTGCTTCTCTAATAGCTGTTAGGTACTTAGATTGACCATTTATAGCTTCTTTTATGCCGTCTTTATACGCTTGATACCTTGCAGCTTCTACACGTTGTTTTTTAGCTTGTAGGTTTACTTGTATGCCGTTGTTTAAGTCTGTACTATGATTCCCTAATAATAGGCTTCTAGCTTGTTGCATCGTCTTACCTTTTAGCTTTAAATCCTTTGTCGTTTTTGCATCAAGTACAAATTCTTGTCCGTGTGTCACACCTGCTTCATCATCAACGCCCATATTACCAGTATAACCACCATCTTTAAATCCTACTGAATTACCTACTGATACCTTAGAAGCCACAAAACTACCTATCATAACCGCACTAAGGGCAGTAGCTAATGCCACACCAATACCAAACGGCAAACCACTAAGACTAGAGTATAATGCAGATATAGATGTAATTAAGTTACTTGCTTGTAGTGCCGTATCTAGTGCAAATTGTGTTTTAGCTGCTTCTTTCTTTTTCTGCTCTGCTATATCTCGTGCCTTTTCTTCTTTCTTTATCTGATCTTGTATATTTTCAATATTAGCAGCTTTGCCAAGATTAGCTAAATCTATTTCAGTAGCTAAATCGCTTTTCAAGTCATCTATTTTATCATTTCTAAAATCTACCTCTTTTTGTAGTGCCTTTATTTGTTCCCCTACAGCATCACTAACCGCTTTAGTTACCTGGTTTAATGCACCTTGTATAGCTTGTATATTGCTTTGTGTTTCCTGTCCTAATCCAAGCATTCCAAACAGCCCAGAACCTTTTGTTTTTGCCTTTTCTTCTTCTATCGCTACACCTACACCCCTAATAGATGTTTTTACTAATTCTATTTCAGTATCTAGGCGTTTCTTTTCTTCTTCTGTAGCATCTGTACTAAAAGCCCTAATAGCTTCTAATCTTGTTTGTTGTAGCTGTAGTTCTAATAAAGCCCTTTCTTCGCTTTGTACTCTTTGAAAATCTGTAATCTCTGCTTCGCTTTTAGCAGTTATAGCAAAAGATTGTCTTTCTTTTTCTTGCTTACTATCTAACTCTAACGTTGCTATTTCAGCCTGTAAGTTTATGTTTTTTAGTTGGTCCTGTACTGCTGCATCAAATGTCGTTTTTTGTAGCAGTTTAGCTTTTGCCGCTGCTTCTACCTTGATAGCTTCTAATTGTTTTTGATAGACTTGTTCAGAAACTAATAATAAATCTTGTTGGTTCTTCTTACTTACTAAAGAATCTGTTATACTCTTATCCCTTGCTTTTTTCTCATCTAGTGCTATTTGTTCTGCCGTCTTTTTACTTTCATCTACAAGTAAATTGTTAATTTCAAGTTGAAACGCTGCAATGTCGGCTTGTTGTTTTATTGCTTGATTATCTAAAGACTGTCTTTGTCTGCGAATATTTAAAAGCCTTTGTTCTGATTGTGTCCTTAGATTAGCTAGTTTAATTTCTGCCTGTGCTATTTCGTCAAGTGTCTGTTTGTCGCTATCAGATTGAGAAGCTAAAGCCTTTAATGCCTTTACTCTTTGCCCCTGTGCTGCTATCTCTTTTTTTAATTGTGTATCTTCTAACTTAATAACATTATCAAGTGCTTCTATCCTTTCGGCCAAAGGTTTATTGGCATCACTCGCTATATCTCGTGCTTTAACTAATTGAGTGTTTAATTTAGCCCTTTGAACTGATAGCCGTCTTTGTGTATCTACTACTGCGTCTAATTGTTTTTGTAATGCAAATGCTGCTGCTGCTTCTCGTTTTATTTCTTCAGTTGTATTTTTTATAGCATTACCAAACGCTTTTTGTTGTTCTGCATCTAATCCTGTACTTAGTTGTGTTAATGCCGTATTGAGATCAACTACACTTTTCTTTAATCTGTCATAATCAAGCGTACCTAAAGCCTTTAGTGTTTCAAGCGTACTTTCTGCAATCAATAAAACAGCCTTAAATCGGTTAAATACATTAGTAATAATAGCTTTACCTAATGACTTTATACTTTCTAAAGGATTCTCAAAAGCACTAATTATAGCACTACCTACGTTCACAACAATGTCACGCAAAACATCTAAAACAGCCCCTAGTGCTGCACTTGCTTGTCCTAGAAATTCAGCCCCCTTCTTAGTAGATGAAAACGCCTTAAATAATGCCGTAACAGCACCAACTAAAGCAACGAATACTAACAGTACAGGATTAGCTAATAACGCCTTAAATGCCTTTCCTAAATTCCTAATGCCACTCCTAAGACCTCCAAAGCTACGACCTAATACACCCACCGAATTACTCAACTGATTTACACTAGTAGCCGTTTTTTTAGTGTTACTATTTAGTTTAGTTGTATCATCACTAGCTTTTTTAATAGCCTTTGATGTGTCGCCTAACTCTTTTTCAAACTTATCTAAGCCTTTAGGGTTAAAACTTTCAGTTACAGATTGCCCTATCTCGTCAATAGATGAACTTGCCACACTTGCTTGACTTGATATATCTTGCAAGGATTGGACTATCCCGCTATCGTCTGCTGTTATTGTTACTATTTGTTCAAATGCCATTTTATTTGTCTTTTTCTAACTTTGCTTTTATATTGTAAAGTATTTGGTAAAACTCAACAAAATAGCAGCGTTTTAAATATTCAGCATCATAACCGCTATTGTCAATTATAATACTAATACTATCAATTAAATCTTGTTCGCTTGTTACTGTTATATCCTTATAAGTATAACTCCCATTCGCTTTAAATTTAACGTCATAAAATCGCCCTAATAACTTGCCATCATCTTCTTGAAAATCTATTAAGCCATTTAGTCGGCTTTCAAAATCTCCTTGCACTCGTCCGATGTTATTAGAGCCAACTCGAAAAAAAAAGATGGATTAATATTTTCTTTCGTCCAATCGTCTATTTTCTTGTCTGCTGTTTCAAAATCCCAATCACTTATATCTTCGCCATCTTTGATTATGAATAGACTTGCTATATAGTAAGCTATTGAGTTTTTATTATTTACATTCTTAAAGCACTCTATTTGATTGATTACGTTTTCCCAAAGGTTAGAAATTCCTTTTTGAAAGTTAGCTTGTGTAGACATTTGTATCATCTGCTCCTTGATAGACAAAATAGCCTTAAATTGCTCTGTAGGTGTTTTCCCTGTTGCAAACATTCGATGTAAATCTTCATAAGCCCTACGCCTTTTTATATTAAATACCAACTTGGCCGGCATAATAGTATATTTGCTACCATTTGCTACAAATTCGGTTTGTAACTCGCCATTTTCATCTACTAGATTACGCATAGGGATAACAGCATCAATCTTTTTATCTGTATTGTCAAAATACCCTCTAATTTTATCTATTATCTTCGCCATTACCTTAATATCCTTTTAATTAACAGTGATACAAATATACTCAAAATAGGTGCAAAAATTAAGTTTATACCCAAAATAATGCTAATACTATCTAATTGAAACATATAAACTAAGTAGCATATAAAAGCTATCCAACCGCCTAAGCATTTTTCGCAACTTAAAACCTTTGCTAAAACATCAGGTAGATAGTGATAATAACCTTTTAAAAAGTCTAATATCTGCCTGTTTTGTGTAAGTTCATGCACGTATACCCATCCAAATATTGAACTGTATATACTTATCTGTATTATTATATATAACTCCATTCTTCTATATTTACTTTAGTTATTTGCTTCTTTTCTTCTTCTGTAAGTATGCCTTTTATTTGCTCGTTCAAGTCGATAACAATACCATACTGTTTAGTTTCTTCATTAAAAAAAATAGGGCTATATCTATTAGCTAAATACCTTTCTTTGCTAACAAAAAGACTATAATGTATTTTATTGTTTAAAGCTTCAACATTTTCTATATTTTCACTTATATACATCTTCATTATAAATTGTATTTATCTTTTAAGTTTACAAAATTGTCTGAAATCTCTAAATTATTAAGTGCTTTATCATAAAGTAAAACCCTTGCAACATACCCATTAAAATAATTAGATGTAGCTTTCCCTATTTCGTATAAAGTCCCTGCCATTGATAGAGTTCCAGTGGTTGAATTTACTAATGTATCATTTAAGTAAAAGTCTGCACTATTAGCCCTTTTTACAAAAGAAAACATAAACTTATTGTTAGACACAGCAACTAAGTCAGAAGTAAGAGAGTTGTTAAAATTAAATTGGTATTGTCCTATAAATTCCCTTAATTGAACAAACGATAAAAGGGCATCCCCTGCCAACCAAGCTACAGCCCCATTGCCCACGTGTGGAACTCCTACACGCTCTAGCACTATTGTAAAAGTAGCCTCATCGGTAGATAATAACATGTCTGTTCTTGCCACAAAACTTGATACGTCAAAATAAACAGAAGGTAAAGAGTTAATGCCGTTATTTATATATTTAGGTCTAAATACTCCAGACGTTTGCAAAAAGTCATTATTTTGTCCGCTTTGATCTGACCATAAAAACACTCTTTCATTTTCGGCAGGACTCCCACTATTTACGCCTATTTCTGCATTTAAGTCTAGTACTAAGTCAGTTGTAACAATTGGCGGTATAACAGGAGGTATTGGGGTTGTAGAACTAGAATAATCAATACATTTAATAGGGTCAAAAATAGGGAACTCAAAATCATTATCTAGACACATATCCATTGTGAAAGTTACATCTACAGCATAAAACGTAAAAGGATATAAGTAATAATTCAAGTCATCAGGATAATCATATTTACCAAAGATATTATTTAGATCAGTTATAACTCTATTAGGTTCTATTTGCACCCTATTACCTGCATAGTGACCACCTAATATATTCCCATTCTTTGATATAGCTTTAAACACACTAGGTACAGTGTATGATGCACCTTGGCAAATAGGAACATTAGTATCTATTTCTTTATGCCCTAATTCTTGAAGGTTTAACCACACCACCAAACGAGCTGTCCCCCTAAATCTTTTTTTAGTGAATTGGCTTAGGTTTGGCGTTTCTCCTACGCTCTGCATCGGACTTGTTAATTCCCAATAGACAATACTTTTTTTGCTTTGGTCTGGTACTAATTCACTATACAAAGTAGTATCATTGCAATCTTTTTCGGTTACAGAACAAGAAACAGGGTATTTCTTTATTTTAGTTTTATTACCCTGTCCTATCTGCTTAGATGTTAATGTTTGGACTACACCTCCATACCGCTCAACAAAAGGCAACGCTTTTATTGTATCAGCTAATAAAGTGTCAATTAAATATGGTATGATCATAAGAATGTATTAAATATGTTTTCTATTCGTTCCCTTTGTGCATCTATTACTAGTTGTATTTCTTCGCTTGTTGGTTCGTATATATTGCCAAACCTTTCATTGTGATAACCTATTAACCTTTGTGCGTATTCTGTTTGTCCTCCTATTCCCACTTTAGTTATAAAATTCGTATTCTCTATATTATTAACTCCTGATTGTTGGAACATTTGACCAGTTCGAGTAAAATCAATACTATCTGTTTGTAAACCGTCTGCTTTTCTAAAGTCTACATAAGATTGAAAGTAAGAACCCTTTTTGATTGTGTTTCTTGCTCCTTGTGATAGTGCTTTTTGTTCTCCAAACCATCTCGGTACTAATGATTCAGAATAACTACCAAACTCGCTGCTTGTGCTATCTTGTCTAGTTTTTTGAATACGAAGCCTAATCAATGCAAATAAATCATTTGCTTGTTTTACAGTTTCCTGCTCCCTTGTAGCTTCTATTTCTTCGGCTATAAGTTCTAGTCTATTTTGTAGGTCTGTAAATGGCATTTATTCACAACAATCAGTCATTAAAAACTCTTCGGTATTATATATTTTAGCCTCTCCTAAAGAACTCAAAGTAAGTAATACGACAAAACGACCAGCCACAGCGGATGGGTGTGTATAACCATCTCCATCAAACGACCAACACACTAAATCTACTCCATTTTTTACAATAGCTTTAGATGTAAAATTAATACCTGCTATAGCCGTAAATGATGTGAATATTCCACCACCAGGCGTTTCAGCTAACAGGGCAGATACAAATGTATCTTGTGTAACGTGTATTTGAAATGAAGGTATCTTACCAATAGGTAGTTTTTGATACCCCATTACTACATTTTTATTACTTTTTCTAGCAGAAAACAACTTAGTAGGGGAATCACATACAGGATAACCACTACCGCTATTTTCTTTAGTACCTTGATTTATATAAAACATTCTAATAGATTAAATTAATAGTTATATTTCTTGTTTGCAAGTCAAATTCAGAAGAAACCAAACGCCCTGAATCTGTATAATTAGTTATAAACTTACTATAAGGGCTAAAGCTACTATAACAACAAACAGGATAAGTAATTGATTCGTTTTCCTTCTTTTGTTTTTGCTCAAACTCTGTGTTTACAAAGTTCATATAGCCGTTTTTAAATGGCCTGTAAAACTTCCAAAACTTATCTTGTAGGTTAGCCATTGCCAAAGGTGCATTTGGTTTGAATACTCCGCTTATTTTGCCCTTTTCTGACTGTGAACCGCTTGGGTTTACACTCTCAATAGGAGCTAAACTATTAGGAAGCATTAAGCAAATA